AGCTTCTATCTCTCCAGCACAATTTTCACAGTAAGTGTTACCTGAAATATAAGCACCACCATTATGTGTGTGATGCCATTTATCACAGTTATAACATTGTAACCAACCACCCATTATCTATTATATCTTTCTATTAAATCAGTAAATGATTTTGTATGTTCTTGTTCTACCATATCAAACTCTTCTATTGGATAGTCTGTTTGATGTGGTTCTTCTAAATCATACTCAAATTCATCAAGAAATTTGTTACAAATAGATACATTATAGGTTTCTGCAATGTGTTGTAACAATAAAAACGGTTCACCCCATGCTGATTCAAACCAAATAGCTAAGGTGTTATCATTTACTTTTGTAACTTCAGTATCACAATCACCCCATTTAGTTCCCCAGTTAAGATATTGCCAGTCAATAGAGTTAGTACAATTATATTTTTCCCTTAAGTCATCAAGTACCATATCCATAACTGGACGTTTAGTACCGTCTTCATTATCATACCAATTATTATATTGAACGCCGTCAATAGTAATTGAACCGCTATGCATACCGTCAAATTCTTTTGGAGTAGGCATTACGTTAGTTAATGAATATGTATCGTTTTCATTAGTTATATCAATAAGTAATCTATCTATATCTTCTTTAGTACCTGTAAGAGATATTCTATTTCTACACCAGTTAGGCATTATTCCTCCTCCAAATCTATTTGTGCATGAGTTGCATATTCACACAAATCATCAACAATTTTCTTTGCTGCTTCTATATCATCAAAATCTAGCTTATGTTTAATAGCTAAAGCATATTGTATTATATTTAATGGTTCTAACATTATTCCTCCTCGTATTTGTTGGCTATTTCATTAACTTCCATCATAAATGTTTTGTAATCATCTGATATATTTGAATCATTGTTTACATATTGAGTAAAACCTTCACGAATCATGTCATTACCTAACATGTTTGCTATAGATTTCTTTAGAAATTCTGGATTGTCTTTTATAAATTCATCTTGTATTGTAAATACAATTGTAGTTAAAGCTACAAACCTTGTTTCTAATTTTTGTACTTCATCGTTTAATTTATCTAATGATATTTTCATAGTTTCCTTTCGTCATTAATTGTTTATATAGTTTTTAAGCAGCGAATGTGTCTGCCAAGGGGAGACAGACACAGACGCGTTTCTTTTAATTAAAAAGGAGCATCATCAAAGATAAACTTTGACGCTGTAATGTTTAAAACATCTAGGTCATTAGCTATCTTTGAATCAACTAATCCTTCATGATATGCAGTAACTGCATTCTCAATCATTTTGTTTAATTGATTTATTTCGGCTGCATTTAATATAGGTTTAATTACATCTAATGCATTCTTAATATCTACGATATTATCCATAGTTTTCCTTTCATAGTTAGTTTAAGTATACTAGATACTTAATTTAGTTTGTTCGTAATATACATCTTCAATAATGCTTTCTTGATATTCAGCATGTTCAGTCTTAGTTACACCAAGTCTGTGATATTTCCAGATGTTTTCGCCATGTGATACTAATTTAACTCCACAACTGTTATGTACGTATAAAGGATATTTCTTTTTACCTATATACCAATAACGGTCACTTGTATTTTCAATATCTTGTTCACAATAGCCACAAATTACACCTACCATAGTTATCCTTTCTCGTTATCACGTTTTTATTGATAGTTCTATATAAAAAAAAACCAGTAGTCTGGCACATTGAGTACCAGACATACTGTATATATAAATTAGGCTTTTTGTGCCTCAAGGAGTAGATTTTGTCCACAAGGCTTACATATGTTTCTATACCAGAACTCATAATTCTTGTAACTATCCCCTTCTTTCTTAGAGCGTAGCTCACGAAAGTTAAAGCCAAGTTTCACTTGTCTATCACCTTCATGATTATCCGCATTACAAGTAAATGTTTTACTCTCTACTTGTGTTTCAGTCGCAGTATCTTTAGCTTCCTCTGTATCTACTGCTGTATCTACAGTCATAATTTCATCTAGTTCCATTATATCTCCAATCTATTCATAGATAAAAGAAAGAGACGGAATGTCCCTTCCGCAAGGATAAGGGACATGTAGGACAATCAGAAGGTGAAGGGGATAGCAGATGTATGGTAGTAATATGTACCTTGATATCTCTATTGGACTTATTACTAGGTGTATATATGTCTATGCATTACATACAGTATCAAGGCACATCATTAAACTACCATACCTCTGTATTTAAATTTATATATACTCATATGTAGGACATATATGTCTATACAGATACAGCATACATTACTCTATATAGAAAATATTACCTACTGTCTGTATACAAGAACTGTATCTGTATAGTCATTGACCTACATATGTCAATCTAGACGTTGTATACTATATATGTATGTCTAAAAATATATTCTGGTAATTCTGTACAGTAAAAACCCAGTCAGTATAAGGCTTTTGAGCATGAGCGGGCATTAGTGTTATTGAAAGCTAATCAAACCTTTTTGTAAGTCCTTGGGTACTGCCTTTGTCTTTCTAGTGTACTGTCTCGCCAGTCAGCAGCTTTCCGCATCCCGATTGCAACTTCACCTGTAACAAATTACTTGTGTTTGATGTTTGTAATTAACAGGACTATACCATATAATTAGCACTACGCAAACATCTACAGGAAGATAGTTTTTTATGGTCGAATCATCACATAATGTAATCTGTATAGCAGAGGGTTGTAGGAAAAGATTAACAGGTAAAAAACGTAAATTCTGTTCCCCTAAGTGCCAAAAGAGACAGTTTGCAAGAGATTCAAGACATAACAAGAAAGCTGAACAAAAACCTATTAACATAGAACGTAAGTCTGACGAGGGCGATTACGCTTCAGTTAGACGAGGACAGCATTACCGAGCTTTCGTAAGTGAGGGAATAGCTGACCAGGTTGCAACAGGCGACATGACGGTAGCCAACGCGGCTTCCCTCCTCGGTTGCACTTCAGCTACCGTTAGTCGCATGCTCGCTGCTTACAAGATAGACAGTAGAAACGCTATAGCTGCAGAAGACTGGGAACTCTCCGAAGATGCTAAGAATGCATTAGAAAATTTTTCAAACTTCCGACAACGCTATTTCCGAACCGAGTTAGGTAAGAAGTACGAAACCGCTCCGTTCCATATAAACTGGATAAATAACATTATTGATAGTATAGAAAACGGTAAAGAGTTATTAATACTGTCACCCCCTCGACATGGAAAGACTGAACTGTTAATACATTTTGCTGTATATCAGATATGTAAAAACCCTAATACACGTATTATGTGGGTAGGTGGTAACGAGGATATAGCTAAAAACGCATTATCTGCTGTACTTGACGTACTAGATACTAACGAAGAACTTAGAGAGGACTTCTGTCCACCAGGTGCATCTTTTAAGCCAGATAACAGGTCAGGTAAAAACTGGTCACAGAATCAATTTACTGTAGGTACACGTACTGTTGCAGGTATTAAATCACCGACAATGGTAGCTGTAGGTAAAGGTGGAAAGATATTATCTCGTGACTGCGATATTATTATTGCTGACGATATTGAGGACCACCAAACTACACAACAACCAGGTGCTAGGGAAAGTACTAGACAATGGTGGACTACAACATTATCTAGTCGTAAAGAGGAACATACAGCTGTAGTAGTAATTGGTTCAAGACAGCACCCTGATGATTTATATAATCACTTACTAGCTGCAGATAACTTTACCAGTATTGTAGAAACAGCACACGCTATAGATTGTGCAATACCAGAACATGAAGAAGAAAATCACACAGACTGTATGTTATGGGCAAGTAAACGTTCTTACAGATGGTTAATGTCTAGGTTACATTCTGCTGAATCTACAGGTGGTAGACAGACATTCGAGATGGTGTATTACAACCAAGCATACATAGAGGGTACACAGATATTTACTATGAACATTATTGACCAATGTATGCGACCAGATTTAGTTATGGGGCAGATGTATCAGAACTTACATTTAGTTGCTGGACTTGACCCTGCATCATCTGGTTACCAAGCTGCAGTACTTTGGGGTATAGACCAATACAAAGGTGAGTTATACCTAGTTGATTTAGAAAATAAAAAAGGTGGAGGTATTAGAGCTGCACTTGACCAAATGGCTGTATGGTTACACGAGTACGATTGTAGACATTGGATAGTAGAAGAAAACGGTTTTCAGTCTGCAATTAGACAAGATGCAAGCATAAAAGAATTTACATTACGTACTGGTATTACTGTACAAGGACATCTTACAGGTAAAAACAAACATGACCCATTGTATGGTGTAGGTGCTATGGCAGACTTATTTGAAGATAGACGTATACACTTACCTGTCGGTGATGGTGTGTCAAATGCAAAAGTACAGCAATATAGGCAACAACTGTTATACTTTGATGGTAAACCTGTTTCAAAGCGAAATAAGGAAAAAACTGATATAGTTATGGCTAGTTGGTTTCCTATGAAGGTTTTTAGGCGTATGCAAAAAGAGCATACTGCGGACATGGGTTTAGACTATAATCCTAGTTATGGGGAATACAAAATGACGGAGATGAACAACGCACCATGGGAATAGAAAACATAGATGTAAAAAATTATAAAGAAGTTATAGCTAATGCTGCTAACTTAACATCTGGTAAAAACGTACAAGATAGACAAGTTAGTAAAGCTAGAATTAAAGCTATTTTAAATGGTGGGCCAGATGGTATTAAAGCATTACTAGGTGACACAATGGAAAGCTCAGATGCTGATTTACTACCAGCTCCTAACATGTTGCAGTCTGGTATTGACCGACTTGCACAAAAGATTTCAGGTGTACCTCAAGTACGAGTAGATGTACCTAATGAAGTAGATTCTGCTAGAGCAAAAAATCGTGCAGAGAAACTAGAACGTATTGTTACTAGCTATGATGAGAAACAAAACCTTAACTTACAGTTAGCACAAGCTGCTAGGTGGTTACCAGGTTATGGTTTCTGTGCATGGGTTATCTCAACAAAAAGAGATGCTAACGGTTATTACTATCCATCAGCAGAACTAAGAGACCCTTTTGATACATTTCCAGGAAACTTTGGACCTGACCAAAAACCAAGAGAGTTAGCTGTTGTACGTAGAGTACCTAGATATAAACTAGCTCAAATCTATCCTGAGTTTGCTAAAGAGATTTTAAAACAAGATGACGAGGATGATACAGGTCAAGAGTATCAAGACTATGCAACACCGTTTATGTCATATGACACTAATCGTGAACAACAATGGGAGGATAATACTTCTCAAGGTGTAAGGATTATTGAATATTATGACCAAGGTGGAACATACATTATATTCCCTGAAAGAAACTTAATATTAGATTTTATACCTAATACATTAAGTACACCTCCATTTGTATTTGTTAAGCGTGTATCTTTTGACCAGCTTAAAGGTCAGTATGACCACGTAATAGGTTTAATGGCTATGATGGCAAAAATAAACATTATGTCAGCAATAGCTATGGAAGATAGTGTTTTCACAGAAACTAACATATCAGGTGAGATAGAAAGCGGACAATACCGAAAAGGTAGATTTGCAATAAACTATTTGTCACCAGGTACACAAGTTTCTAAACCACAAAACAATATGCCGTATCAGTTGTTCCAACAAGTCGATAGATTAGAAAGACAACTACGTATGGTAGGTGGTTATCCAGTTACTGATGACTCACAGTCACCTAACTCTTTTGTTACTGGTGCAGGATTATCAGAACTTAACTCAACTATGTCATTAATGATTAATGAGTATAGAGAATTAATTAAAGTTGGTTTAACAGAGATGGATGCAAAAAGATTAGAGATGGATACAATCATGTCTTATCAAACAGGTATTACTAAGAAACCTATAGCAGGTTATTTAAACGGTACTGCATTTTCTGAAAACTATCAACCATTAGTAGATATTGGTGGAGATTATAGAACAAGACGTATCTATGGTGTTATGGCAGGATTTGATGAGCCACAGAAAATTGTTACTGGTTTACAGTTACTACAAGCTGGTGTTATAGATATAGAAACATTACAAGATAATATTGATGGTCTTGAAAATGTAGCTAAGGTACAAGAACGTATTAGAAAAAATAAAGCAGAAACTGTTTTATATGATTCAATACTTGCTAGGTCAGCACAAGGTGACATGCAAGCAACAATGGCTGCAATAGCTATATATGAAAATCCAGGTAATGTACTTGATATCCTAAGACAGTTTTACACTCCTGAAGAGCCACAGATGACACCTGAGCAAATGGCTATGATACAACAACAACAAATGTTAGCGCAACAAGGTGGACAACCTCCTACTGTTGCACAAGCATTAGGAATGTAATGGATTTTGTAGAGAATGAATTTTGGGACATGATTTATCAAGAATACGGTGTAACTGACGAATTAGATATACTTTCAGAAAATGTAACTGAAATTATAACTCCACAAAAAGGTATTATTATATTAATAACAAAGGAATTTTATAATGGGAAAGAATCGTACTAGAGGCGGCTATAGACAAGCTAGTAATCCTGCACCTGTACCAGCACCAGGTCCTGGAGCAGGCAAAGGAATGAATAGAACAGATGGTGGACCAGGTTCTGCAAAAATACCTTTAAAACAACCTATACGTAGATTACCTAATGCAAAATCTGGAGAAAATAAAGCTTTTGTAGAAGGACAACAAGCAGTTAATGGTTTATCTAGAACTGCACCTACAGGAGAACAAATAGTAAAACAAAATAAACCAGAAGTATTTACAGGTACAGAATTAGTAACACAAGACCCTAGAGCTGGTGGAGCTACAGGACAGAGTATTGGTATTGAAGAAATTGCATCTGCACAGGATGATGTAAATATTTTACTAGATGTATTAGATGCAAGAAATCAAAACAATATATATATTAAACAATTAAAAAATACACGCGCTAGACAAAATTATAACTTCATTACATAATGTTTAATGATATCTATGATATAGAAAACTTTGGTAATCAAAGTCAACGTCAAAAAGCACGTTATAAACAATATAATGATTACCTAGACGCAAATCCTAACTTTGAGCAAAGGTTTCTAG